GTTGTTTGTTCTCTCTGCATCACGTGAGCGATTACCATTTGCTCTTGCGTCTGCCGCCTGTTTTGGGCTAAGTTCAAACGGTTCATCTCCATGATCTGCTTGAGGTAAATCAAGAATTTCACGAGCCTCATTAGGTAGCATAATCTGGTTCTTGACGTAGCGCTCAAGAATCTGAGACTGTGCAATCTCATCAGTAAGTGTAAGTTCGTTAAACTTAAATTGCAAAATATCAGTTTTTTCTTTGATAAGTTTGCTGATTATTTTTTCAAGATGTTGCTGCTCTGGACGAGAAACCTGTTCCTTAAATGTACGGTCTTGGGCTAAGGCTGCAGCAATTGCACCTGAATCTGAGCCTCCAAGTTTTGAAATTGGAACTTGGTGAGCAATTAAAATATCATCACGGTTCTGTCTACGATATTCTTTAAATGAACCCTCTTGCACACTATTCTCAATAGGCTCCATCTTAAACTCAACCTTAGAATGATCATTGTCTCCAGGCAAAGGTATGTATAAAGTTCTATGAGACTGAGATTTTAAACCAGTCTGCAAAAATCTAAACATCTTGTCTTCAGCATCAGCAGATAGTTTTGCTCCCTTTAGCGTAATTACATATCTTGGTACCGCCTTGTTTTCAAAATAATCAATATTGTACTGAGAAGCAAGTTGGTCACCAATAAGTGAAGGTAATGCTGCAACAATGTCTGGAACACCATAGTAAGTATTTAATGGTGAGTAATCTTTAAAATGAATAATCTCGTTTGGACGATTATCTGCAGTTAGTGGGTTTTTATTTGTTGCCCCAAAATTACGGAAGTAAACAACTTTTGGACCAATTATCTGAACATAACCATCACGGATTCGGCGAACACGCATTGTTGTAGATGGTATATGTCCAATATAACCAATTTCTCCAGTTACTGTTCTACCAACTTCCATATATCCGTTTCCAGTTGCCTGAAGATCAGTATAAATTTTTTCCATTGTACGTGTAAAACTATCGTCATCATTTAATGATTCCAGCCAGTCACGAAGTTCTAACTTTGCTCTTTCAATGCGATTTCTAGCACGAAGTGTTGCACCTTTGTCCGCATTATTTTCAAGGCTCATCATTGTTCGATCTGTTACATCAAAACGATATCCAAGACCTACAACATTCTCTACCTTTGCATCAATAGCAGCATGGTTAGCAAATGATGTGTCATAAAAATTAGCAAGTTCGTACATATTGTAAGGTGGTGTAATTACGTCAAATAATCCATATCCGTTTCGATAAACTAAACCAGGATTGATTGCTTTAGATCCAGAATCCTTAAGACCTTTTGGATCTGCGTTTGCTGAATTTAAATATGAATCACTAAGCAAATCAATATTTCCGTTGGTAGCAAGATAGCCCTCTTGTGTCATTGCCTTGTTTACTTGCCTTGTTACACGACGCTTAAAGTTATCTTCAAGTCCCCCAAGATTTCTAAGTTCTTCCCATGATTTATTAAATGGGTCACTATTTTTAAACTGGCTTTCTGGTCTATCCGTTGTACCAAGTCTTGCCTCTATGTAATCGCTGTTACTCATCAAATGAATCCTTGCCTGCTTTATTTAATGTTTGCTGTGCAGCATGCCAAGCACCCAGATCATTCATAGATGGAATCAATCCAGACTTCATACGATCCATTTGCTCTGAATGCTCTTCATCTGATATGCGGGTAAGGCCAGGAACAAATATTGCTTCTCCATCACCCTCGTCTCCATAGTGCTTTGCTGCTGCCTTTAGTTCTGCTATTTTTGTTAAATCGTTACGCATTGACTCAATGTTAAGTACGTTTCCGCTTCCGTCTGTAAACCATTTTCCATTGGACTTTTTGTATACGTATAGGCCCCAGTTATACTTCTTTTCGATTACCTGTCTACGTACATTTTTTACAATGGGTTCGCCAGTTTCTGGATTTATTAAAGAATTCATAACCACCAGTATACCATATTAGGCAGGGGTTACGATACTGCTTGACCAAGATGCATCTCTATACACCTTAATCTTGTTTGAGTCAAACGTCATTCCTTGACCATCATCAATAATAATCTTATTAGTTCCGATATAGGTTTTGTAGATTTCTGATGGGTTTACCCCATAAGTTTCTGAGGTTGATATAACAAGCATGCCGTTCCACGTATAGTTTGTGTTCCAGTACTGCCAGTCAAAGTCCAAAATCCCATCTTCTCTAACCTTGATCCAAGGCCTTGTAACATTGCTTTGAATCTGCTGTAAATCATTTGTCTTATAATAAGAAATATTATTAAATACACCTGGGCCATTAACATTTACAGAACCAATGTATGAGTCAAAAATTAAAGAGTCTCCAAAAGAAATACCAATAATTGACCACTCTTTAATTGTTAAGACAGGCTCTCTGACAATAGATCCATTTATATAATAAGAGATTCCATCTGTAGGTTGTCCAGTAGAATTATTAATAGCAAAAATCTTTGCCCTTGATCCAGATAAGTTGGTTGCTTGAACGTAAAACTTGATTGTTTCATTTTTATACTTTATTTCAAAAAATTGTGTTGGTTCAGAACTAAACTTTGAGTCGTCATTTCTATACCAGGTTTGAAATGCGCTGACTCTGTAGTTATCAGCAAGGCTTGAGTTAATCGGTATAGATAGACCTCTGTCAATCGATTGGTCAAAACCTCCACGAACCTCGATGCCTGAATTTCTTGTCATATAAAGATATGGAGTGCTTCCTTTATAAATGCTGTAAGGATTTTTAGACTTGTAGTCATAATACAATCCAGACTTTTTGTAAGGATATATTGGTGTGCCAAACTTTGTTCCAACTGGATTAAAAGAATTGTTGTTGAGTACCTGAGAAGAAAGAGATAAACTTCTTAGCGATATTGGCTTGGTAAGTGTACCACGAACATTGAAGTCAAGACTATAAACAATTGCCAACTTATTAAAATCAACCGTTTTTGTTGGGTAGATAAGAATGTTATCAACAACCTCAAACCTTGTAGTTAGCCATTGTGGATGATTATCTATATCCAATATTCTAGTCGCTAGAGGTTTATCTGTACTAGAGAAATAATCTTTTGGTGCGTTAGCACCCTCGTCTATATATTGAAAAGTAATATAACTTCTAATTGATGCATCCGAAGTGTCGTATATATATGTGCTAATAGATGCTTGGGCCATATCAAGATAGTCTGTCCATCCATCAACACCCTGATCTGCTAAATCTGCATATGTTCTCTGTGTTGGAGAAGAGTATATTTCATCTAGTTGCAAATAAGAAAAAGATTCAAGACCAACCTCAGTTTCAGTTGTTTTTGATGGCAGTGGGTAATCAACATTAAACTGCAAAAAGTCTAAATCATAATACTCATTTCCAATATCATTTCTAACATATTGTGCAAAATAAGATAAAGGCATATAGTCTTGCCAGTATCCAGAAACACCAATATCTAGATAAAAGTTATCATATGCTTCTGATGGCAGCAGAGTGTAACTTGCTGTATGAGCAAGTAGTTCGTCTCCAGATTCAATTTTTACAATACCGTTACTTAAAAAATGATCCTCAATTTGTGATTTGTTGAATGTTGTTGATAGTCCAAAAGAATACACGTATCCCTGAAAGGTTTTATTTCCAGAATCATCTCCGCCAAAATAAACTGTTAGACCATTCTTGTTACCAAAAAATGCTGCAACGTTTCCACCAAATTCAGTGATAAGTCTTTCTATGTCAATTCCAACGGATACTTTTAGCCCAATAGAAAAATCTTCTTCTACAAATATTTCTTCTTCTATACCATTGTAGGCTAGGTAGTATTCTATATTTGGGCCATTTTTTCTAATACTAAATTTATTTCCATTTATACTGTTTTTTATTTCAATAATTGTTTGCTCTGTTAGATCATCCTCGTTCATTTGAATTACGGCATACATAGAATGAGTCTCATCACTTAAAATATTAAATTGTGAAAAATTGAAGTATGCAGGGATTGTGTCCCAGGTTTCGTTAGGCCTAAATGTTATAAAGTTGTTTAGTCCAACCTGTATTGCCTGGTTATCACTATACAAGTCTTGTAAAGTTTTTGAGCCAATTGATATATTTGGCAACTCGTAGGTAGGGGTTTGCAAAGATGTTCTTGATGCAATTAGGTTGTCAAAACTAGCCTGTTGCCATTGTGCAAAATTTGGATAAGAATAGTTTGCTGTGTAGTCTGCAAAAGTGTAATCGATAAATGAGGATGTTCCTCCATATGCTGAGTTAATTCCTTCTGGAGATTCTACGCCTTGTCCATATACCCATCTTCTCTTTGCCATTGTGACTGGAACTTGGTATGGATAAATAGCAACGCAGTCAATCTCAATTTCTGGAACATCTTCGTACGCATAAAAACCAAGCCAATCTTGCTCTTTTCCGCTTGGATCATTTAAAATTGATGGCAAAGATATGGTTTTTGTATCAAAGGAAATAGATAAAACTTCTTCGCCGTTTACAAGCAATGTTGCAGAATCCTTAACCAGGCGAATATTAATCAACATTGGCCTGTACCATTCACCAACAAAGTGTGATTTAAAAGACTTATTAATTTTTAAAGTTAAAAACCCAGACTCGACATATAATCCATCTGAAGATGAAATTGGTCCAAAAATTCTTTTAGGTGATACTGTATCTGAGTTTATTCTTGCCCAGAACTCTACGGTATATTCTTTATGTCTACCCGCTTCATTTAAAAACCCTTGGCCAGGAATAATTAGCGATGGGTTGTCACCATTAGGAACAATTTTTGTTAATCCTGAAGCACCGTAGACTAGTGGAATACTTGTATTTTTAGCAAACAAAGATGTTGTCCCAGAAATATAGTATCCACTTTTATCTCCAAGGCCATAGGCCTGCGCTTCAACTGCACGACTATCTTCTATTGCAATTGTGTTTGGAAATGCAATTGTTTCTACTCCAAGAGATGTTGTATTAAACTCTTCTGCCCACTGTCCTGCACTTATGCCATTTGTATAAAATTCATAATCTGATGAAGTTGCTCCTCCAGATGCCGTCACTATTTTAATTACAATTCTAAATGTAGCAACTTTGTTGGGTATTTGAAAAGTAGAAGATATAAAAGACCATCTTGTATAAAGAGGATCATTAAAAGTTTCGAGTTCTTGAACAACCTGAGATGTGCTTGGATCAGTATACTCAAAGCCAATAGAAACAGAGTTAACGTAAATGCTATTAGAATAAAAATATGTTCCAACAGAAAATGTTCCAAGCAAAGAATTTATGTCAGAGAAGTTTGCAAGGTTTGGGCTTACTAAAGAGATAGTTCTTGTTGCTCCTGATGGCACAGTTCCAAGAATATTTGTAGAAAGGCTATTTTTGAATGGAGGGTTTGTTGCACCACTGCCAGGATCTGTATTAACAGTTGCCCCAGTAACTGTCCATTGAGACTCAATATTTCTTTGTGCCTCTGTTATTAAACTTACATAGTCAGCCTTGTCATCAAGTGCCCACAAAACTAGTGGGTGCTCTGAGAAAATCTTCTCTGCATATAAATTTGACGGGTTAGACATAACTCTCCTATCCCCTTATTATAGCAGGCTAGAGACTAGTAAAACTTAATCTCACATGCGTCTGTTGAACAGTAAGCCTCACCAGCAGCCTCTAGATTTTCTACGCCATCATAAATAGCAGACCAATCAATTTTACCAATCTTGCCTACATAAGAGTTATACTCTTCTCTTGTGATTTCTGAATATGGCTGTTGAGGATAAACCTTATCTCCCATTGGCAAGAATGAAACTGCCTTCAACTGTCCTTCATACATATTAAGGGCAGGAGCAATAAACTTCTTTTCATTTTCCTTGTCAAATGATAATGTTACAGAAACACCATTGTCTGACCAATACTTCTGAGCAGTTGCTGCTAATCCAATCTTTTCAAATACACTAACCTGCTTCTCTGCACGTTTATGTCCAGATGCTACTGGGAAATATACTACTGAGGTATTTGCTGATACTAGATCTGCTTCAATTTTGTACCCCGCTGCTTTAAACAAATGAAGCATTGGGTCGGTATTTCCAAAACGAATAGCACGAAGATAGAACTCTCCGCCAGGTCCCCAGTGAACTCCAGGTGTTGCACCAGAAAGAAGTGAAACAGATCCCGATGGCTTGACTGTTGTTACACGAACTGATTCACGAACACAAAGCCATTCTGAATATTTGTGATCGTAATAACGGATTTTATTATATCCTTCGTCCATCCATTCACGAGTTGTTGGAAGACCATATGTGTCTGCAAATGAAGCAATACCTGTAAGAGATGTTCCAATACGACGATTGCGTTGCATAATTCCATTTGTGACTTGCCAATGTGTTGGCATAAGCGT